TGTGGTAAAAGCAGCTACTCTATTTATCAACTCTGATTTAATACTATTTTTTGTTGGCATTTTTATTTCACTCCCTTCTAGTATAGTTCGAAATGGCAATACTCCTAATCTCCAGTAACCTAAATTATAATTATAGATGCTTTCGTATTTGGCTACCAATTCGGACAGTTGTATCGTAGAATAAACACTCGGCATATTAATAAAAATCATATTCGCTGGTTTAATCAGGTTGAGCGTTACCCGTAATTCTTGATACCAAAATTGATTCGCTGATGCTGTCTTGACATAGATGGTATAGCTATCATAATTAATTGATAACTCGTATTGACCTTGGCCAATGATGCCGTCTAACTTCTGTCTGAGGTACCCAGTAGTAAAAGGAGCATTCATTGCTAAACGATTAATAACTCTAGCTTTACGCTCGTCTAACATTTCAGTATAAGGGTTGGCCACAATATTCAAAAAATCTTCGTATTTTGCTATTCCCAACTCATCACAAGTGAGGATAAATTGATTGTACTTGGCTTGCTCATCTAAACTACATAATTCCTCAAATAGTACATTTTCAGCATCACTCAATTTTTTAAATTCATACACATTATCGTATATTTTAGGATATTTCATTGAGTTTCACCTCTCCTAAAATTGGAATTTCTTGTGCTGTTGCTTTTTGCGTTAGAACCCAATCATTTATTTGATTGTTTATTTGCGTATTAGCAACATTCGCAATACCACCAATTTTTAGAATAACTGCGGTTATTTGATTTACATAGACAACGCTATAATACTTGGCATCTTCATTAGGTTTACCCCAACCAATTCTTAAATCATTCAAGTATGATTCTAGAGCTTCTGTTATTTGGTCAATCACCTGCCCAATAGTATATCCCTCCAGAAGCTTAACATTGGTGTTTATGTTAATTGTTACTTCGGTCGGTGTAGTAACGGTCACATAATGGCCTATTGGAGCGAGTCCTAATCCTGTACCGTGGCTGTTTTCTGGGTCTATGGTATTTTGTACGACTTTAATAAAATCGCTTGTACAAGCTCGATATTGACTATCTACTATGGACAATAAAACAGTTCCTCCACCATTCCATACTGGATAGCATTGGATGTCGCCAACACCCTTTATCGATTTTGTTTCCTCTCGATATTGTGCAATGTTACCTCCAAAAGACCGAGTATTAACCGAATCTAAATAACGTGCTCTTAACTCATTATCTGTTTCTTCTTCCGACCCTGGTTGTATTAAATCATCCATGTAGGCATTTGTTAAACCATTAATATGGGTGATAGGTAATAATTTTCCAATATAGCTATTGCCTACAGTACCTAACGTCTCACATTCTAATTGATACGTCCCTAATTGCTCATACTTATCTTTCACGTAGTATATTAATGCTTGGCTGGGATCACTAGCAACTGTACTAAATCGACTGCCTACATCAATTGTAAATGGTGTGCCGTCCTCTGCAGTAAAAGTACCTTTTTTTATCGCAGAGCTTGCTGGATAACGAGTTAATCCTTGTTCTGCTACTTTGTAATCTAGATATTTACCTGTAGCTGTTAGTATATAAGCATCTTCGTAAAAATATCGTAAATTAAGGTAATATTCAGCCAGAGCATAGCAAGCTGGAGCCAGAGCATCATAAATGATACTTCCCTCTCTTTTGTCTATTGTGTCAGGCACTTTTGATAGTGCTTCATTTAGTAAACTCTCATATGTATAGGCTTCTAAATGTTCGCCTACGCTCATAATAGTACCTCCTTAGTTAAACTAAAAAAGCCATCATAACTGTATACATCAAAGGTTACAATTAGCTTATCATTGTCGTTCTTTAAATCAAAATTGTTAACATCAGATATCCGCTCATCTTCTAACAAGGAGTCCTTTATGTGATGTTCAATAACTGCCTTAACGTAATCAAATTCTTTCCCTAGTAATGTTTCCAAAGAAACACCATAATCTTTATAAATTTCGTAGGCATATCGTTCAGTATTCAGTCGTTTAATCACTGCTTGATAGACAGCCTCGAAGCCGTCTACCAATCCTACGATTCGTTTATTTTTAAAATCTAATTTATACGTAAGAGAGGGTTGTAAGATTTCCTCTTCTACTAATTCTATTCCTGGTAACATCCTCTCACCCCGCTTTACAAATTATAAAATACATTTGTCCACCATTCGCTCGAATAACTACTACCTTATCGTTAACCGCTAAGCCTTTCCAAACATCAAACTGATAATACCCAGCTTGGCCAGAGGCAAAAGAACTGACCTCATGACTGTGGCCACTTTCTTCTGCAGCTGTCACTTTAGCTTCTGCCGTGATAGTACTTGATGTTTGACCATTTTCTTTTATGGTTACTCCTACTGTTGGAGGACTATTTCCTGCCTTTGCTTCTTGTGTTTTGTGACTAGGCACATTATGAGTATGGTTAGGAATCGTGATTGTTTTGGTAAAACAAAATGGCGATTGCACAATAAAAGACGATGTGATTTCTAGTCCACCGTCATTGATTCTGATTTTTATGGGATTAGTGCTTAATACTGTTGCAAAGAGTAAATTGCACTTATCCTGATCAGGATTTGCACTTTTAGAAGCCTCTAGTATTGTATTTAGTAATCCTGTTGCATCTATCGTCATGTTAGTACCCTCACAGTCAAATCCATGGTGTGATCGTTACCACTCCACTTATGATCACATTGCGTTATAAAAGTATATTGATTGCTTTGTATATCCTCATTCTTTAGACGATCAATGCCAAGGACAAAACCATTACCAGCTCGTAATCGCAAGTCACCAATACAACTTAATTTGAGTGTCTTACTAGCACGATTATATAACTTTAACAACTGATCTGTTTTTTCTTTAATTTGTGCTTCATTCAAATTTTCATTTACACTTTCATAATATTGCAATAATCCCCATTCTTTGATGGTATTGCTATCTCTAGCAATATAGACGTCTCTCTTAGATGTCTCCGAGTTCTCTTGTGTAAGCTTGATTTGGTTATATGTATCTTTATCAATACTAGATTCATAAGAAAAGCTATTCAACAGACTTTGATCACCAATAAAAAGGTTAGTAATATGTTGAGATACTGCACATAGTTCTAAGACTCCATAATTGTCTCTTACATAAAACCATTCAGTTGTACCAATTAGCGTTTCATCAATAGCTTTCCTCATCATCTCATAATATGATTTATTGTCATGTACAACAGCTGGCACTGAATATGTACTGTTGTCGATGATTTTATACTTTAAGCCAAGGCCACTACATATACCTTCAAACAGTTTTGGTAAAGTAGTTGCCTCAAACACCTTTGAATCTTTATTTTGCAAGTATCGCATACTATCATAACAAGTGATGGATATAGTTTCAGATTCTGTGATTTTACGAGTAAAAACATAGCCGAGAAATACTTTTTGGCTATCTACTTTAAAGGATACAACAGATCCTTCTTTGTATAAAAAGCCCACATCTAAAACTTCAAATGTGAGCTTCCCTGGTGTGTCTTCCAGATAGGTTGTCCAAGTGACCGATGACACAATTTGACTTGCATCAAGGGTGCTTCCTGTGGTATTTTGTATCAACAATTCTATCATAATCTCACCACACTATCTGCAGTAACCCAACCACGCCACCCACCGTCAAGTAAAGTGACGTGATAAGGACAAGCTCGACCCTTAACAATAAAATTAACTAATCGAGTTGCATTTACCTCTGTAACACCTGGACCACTACCGTAACTATCTCGATGTAGTCGTCCATTAACTCGTACAGTACACCCTATCGTGATATCTTGGCTAGTTGCACCAGAGAATCCACTAGAATTAGTTGTAGTTTTAATCACATTTGCTTTATTGCTAGTCAATGTCACATTAACTGATTTAGCAGTGTAGTTCTTAAATTCTTTCATCTTTAATTCATAGTCAATATCCGATGTACCGTATCTACGTTTATAACTAAAGCTTTCGATAGCCATTGACATATAAATATCAGTATCCGTAACGATAAACAAGACTGGTTTTTTTGCCTTAATAATTTTATTAAAAAATGATATATAGAATTCCGGCTCTTTAAAGCTTCCTTTCGTAACTACATAAGGAGCTACATCTGCAGGTAAAAAACTCTTGAGTGTAACTTCTTTTAATTTTTCAGGATTGAGTAGATTAATCTCTCCTAACGAAACTATTTCTTTTGTTTTGTTTGCACCATTACCTTTTATCTCTAATTCTTGGGGATTGACAGG